TGGCACGAAGTTTAACGATATGTAATACTACCCACAGACGCCTTGGGCGTTTAGAGTTGGGTGGTTTTACGTCACTACCTGACCACCTAACTCGACTATGAGCGAAGTTTCTTTCAAAGACTTTGATATTCTGTCTGAAACTGACAAGGCGGAAGCAGTAGCGTTACTTAACAGATACGAACAATTAGAAAAGCAAGACTCTTGCCAAAACGATTTCATATCTTTTGTAAATCACATGTGGCCAGACTTTATTGAAGGCAGACACCACAAAATAATAGCTGAAAAGTTTAATAAGATTGCAGAGGGTAAACTTAAAAGATTGATCGTTTGTTTACCGCCAAGACACTCTAAGTCTGAATTTGCATCAACATTCTTCCCAGCATGGATGATGGGCAAAAAAGGTAATCTTAAAATAATACAAACAACACACACCGCAGAATTGGCTGTACGATTTGGTAGAAGAGTAAGAAACATAATAGACAGCGAAGAGTATCAACACATTTTTCCAGATCTGAAACTGCAAGCGGACAATAAAAGCGCGGGCAGATGGACAACCAACAAAGAGGGTGAGTCTTTCTATGCTGGTGTGGGTGGTGCTATTACAGGTCGTGGTGCTGATTTACTTATCATTGACGATCCGCACTCAGAACAAGATGCTTTATCACCCAAAGCCATGGAATCAGCTTATGAATGGTACACATCTGGGCCAAGGCAACGTCTACAACCAGGTGGCATCATAGTTATAGTTATGACGCGATGGAGCACTAAGGATCTGGTTGGTAACGTATTAAAAAAACAGTCAGACGAATTTGCGGATCAATGGGAGGTTGTAGAGTTTCCCGCTATCATGCCAGAATCAGAACAACCTTTGTGGCCTGAGTTCTGGAAAAAAGATGAATTATTAAGTGTAAAAGCATCCTTGCCTATATCTAAATGGAACGCACAATGGATGCAAAACCCTACAGCGGAAGAAGGATCTATAGTAAAAAGAGAATGGTGGAATCGCTGGGAAGATGAAGACATACCGCCTTACTCTTACGTCATACAAAGCTACGACACGGCTTTTTCTAAAAAAGAAACCGCAGACTATTCCGCAATAACAACATGGGCGATATTTAACCGGGGCGATGAAAACGCAGATGAGATTATATTACTAGACGCAAAAAGAGTGCGTTGTGACTTTCCAGAACTAAAAAAAATGGCTATGGAAGAGTATAGATACTGGGAACCAGACTGTGTATTAATAGAAGCAAAAGCATCTGGTACACCGCTTACACATGAATTAAGGCGTATGGGCATACCAGTCACGGCTTATGCTCCAAGTCGTGGACAAGACAAGGTAGCAAGAATGAATAGCGTAGCACCGATATTTGAATCAGGTATGGTGTGGGCACCAGAACACGACTTCGCAGATGAGGTTATAGAAGAAATGGCATCGTTTCCTTTTGGTGATTATGACGACTATTGTGATAGTGCTACAATGGCTTTGATGCGTTTTAGACAAGGTGGTTTTATTTCGCTAAGAGAAGACTACGATGAAGAGGTGAAATTATTAAAGGCGAGTCGGACAATTTACTATTGAAGATTTTTGTCACTAAGTTTATCTTTGATGGCAAAGAGTATTCTGGACCAGACATACATGCTGAGTGCATGGATGATGCTGAATTAATAGCAGAAGCACACGGATTAGAGGTACAGGGAGAACTAACAGACATAGTGGATTTGGATTTTGATTCCAGACCAAGGGTGTTACACTAAAATATTATGGCGATTGACAAACAACTAGGCACAGCAGACAACCCTGATATAAGGAATACAAGCTCTGCTGTAGAAATACAACCAGATACAACCAGAGAAGATCAAATAAGAGAGGCGGCTGAAATATTAGTAAGCGGCCAAGAAGTTCTTATAGACGACGAAATAGCGCCAGAGACACCACAAGTTGGTTTTAACATCAATCTTGCAGAGGTTTTGCCAGATGATATTTTACAAAGCATATCTAGCGATTTGTTGAGCTCCATTAAAGGTGACAAGCAATCCAGAAGTGAATGGGAAAAAACATACACTGATGGTTTGAAATACCTTGGTATGAAGTTTGACGATCAAAGATCACAACCATTTGAAGGAAGTTCTGGTGTAATTCACCCGATCCTGGCGGAAGCTGTAACCCAGTTCCAAGCACAAGCCTATAAAGAAATGCTACCAGCAAAGGGGCCAGTCAAAACAGAGATTGTAGGCGCTAGGACTGTAGAAACAGAAAACCAAGCCGAAAGAGTTCAAGAGTTTATGAACTATTACATTATGAATGTAATGGAAGAATACGATCCAGAGCTTGACCAGATGTTGTTTTATTTGCCTTTAGCTGGATCTGCATTTAAAAAAGTTTACTTTGACTTTGTACTAAATAGAGCAATGTCTAAGTTTATACCGCCAGAAGATCTTATTGTTCCTTACGAGGCGGCAGATATTAGTAGCGCCGAAAGAATTACACATGTTATCAACATGTCGTCAAATGAAATTAAAAAACAACAGTTGACTGGTTTTTATGCAAATGTAGACATCGGTAGCGATGGGTATAGTGAAAACCTTTCAGATGTAGAAGAAGCAATAGATGAGATACAAGGCATATCTCCATCTTATAAAGAGAACAGAAACAGAACTGTCTATGAAGTACACACAGTATTAGACATAGAAGGCTATGAAGACATAGACGCTAACGGCAATCCTACTGGTCTTAAATTACCTTACATAGTAACCATAGAAGAGTCCTCAGAAAAAATATTAAGTATTAGGCGTAATTATTTAGAAAACGATTTACTTAAAAACAAAATCAATTACTTTGTTCAATATAAGTTTATGCCTGGACTTGGATTCTATGGATTAGGCTTATCACACATGATTGGTGGTTTATCCAAAGCATCCACATCAATACTTAGACAGCTGATAGACGCTGGTACATTAGCTAACTTACCAGCTGGTTTTAAAGCTAGAGGTATGCGTATTCGTGACGAAGACGATCCTTTGCAACCAGGTGAGTTTAGAGACATAGATACAACAGGTGGATCCCTAAGAGAAAACCTAATTCCGTTGCCAATAAAAGAACCAAGCAACGTCCTTATGCAGTTACTAGGACTTCTAGTTGATTCTGGTAAGCGTTTTGCTGCTATAGCAGATATGAACGTAGGTGATATGAACGCAGCCATGCCAGTCGGCACAACTGTAGCCTTATTGGAAAGAGGCACAAAAGTTATGAGTGCAATACACAAAAGATTGCACTATTCGCAAAAACTAGAGTTCAATTTATTGGCTAAAGTGTTTGGCGAATCATTACCACCTGTTTATAACTTCCAAGTTGGATCTGGACAAAACCAGATAAAACTACAAGATTTTGACGACAGAGTAGACATCATACCTGTTTCAGATCCTAACATTTTCTCGCAAAGCCAAAGAGTCACGTTAGCTCAAGAGCTTTTACAAATGGTACAGTCTAATCCTCAAGTACATGGTCCGATGGGTATTTATGAAGCCTATAGACGTATGTACTCAGCATTAGGTGTGGATAATGTAGATTCATTGTTAATGCCACCACCAGACATGACACCAAAACCAATAGATGCTGGTTTAGAAAACGCTAGTCTTTTGATGGGACAACCAGCTCAAGCCTTCCCAGAACAGAATCATCAAGCACATATTGATACGCACCGAAGTCTTTTCTTCACAGATTTGGTTAAAGACAGTCCACAAGTACAAGCCTTGATAATAAGTCATTGCATGCAACACTTACAATTTTTAGCAGCTCAACTGGCCCAGGAGCAAATGCCAGACGAAATGAAACAAAGAATTGCTGAAATACAAGCACAAATGCAACAAGTCACCCCGGAAGAAGCACAAATGATTGGTCAGCAAATACAGATGGTCAATGAACAATACAGTTCTGCAATCATGGCGCAGTTAGCAAATGATTTCTTACAATCAATAGGTATGTCGGGCGGAGGGGATCCTTTGGTTGACATAAGAAAACAAGAGTTAGATTTAAGAAACAAAGAGCTAGATATAGAATCACAACAATTTGACAGCAAACAAAGTCAAAGAGCTCAAGAAAAGATGATGGAGAGCGAATTACAACGTGAGCGCATGAATGTGCAAAAACAAATAGCAGATGATAAACTTGAGGTAGCAATAGATAGACTGAAAACCAATACAGATCTGAAATTGCTTGAATTAGAGAATAAAATAAAGGGGATATTATGACAACTTCCTATAAATTAGAGGCTATCAAAGCTCTTAAAGCTGCAAAAAAAGAATTGCGAGCTCAAGAAGAAGCCTTTGCTAAAGCAGAAAAAGAAGCTGAGGAAAGAAAACATCAGGCCAACTTACAAAGAATCGCCAAAAAAATGGCTAGAATTGAAGCTGGTTTACCAGTAGAAGATCCTGGAGAAGAAAAACCTAAAAAAACTACAGCAAAAAAGTCTGCTCCAAAAAAGAAAGCAGAACCTAAAAAAACCACAGCAAAAAAAGCACCAGCAAAAAAAAGAGGCAGACCAGCAAAGTCTAAGTAAATGGACGAAATTCAAGTCATAGACTTCATCAAGTCAAAAATTGGTGCAAGAGAGAAACAGATACAAGAAATTTTTATGTCTGGTGGCTTGAAAGATATGGAACATTACAAATATTTGCAAGGTGAGCTTAATGCTTTATACTTTGTTTTAGACGAAATAAGCAATAGAGGTAAAGAAATATAATGTCACAGGTAGTAGATAACAACGTAATGGCTAAAAAAGTAGCAGAGGCTTATGTGGATTTAGAGGATAGAGTATTAGATCCAGAAAAATTAGACGCCTCATTACTAGATCGCATGCCACAACCAACAGGTTGGCGCATGTTGGTTCTTCCTTACGCCGGGAAAGCAAAAACAAAAGGCGGAATTGTATTAGCAAAAGAGACTGTTAATCGTGAGGCTCTAGCAACAGTAGTAGCTTATGTGGTTAAGATGGGACCACAATGTTACAACGACAGCGCTAGATTTGGAGATAAACCTTGGTGTGAAGAAAAACAATGGGTTTTAATAGGGCGCTACTCTGGCTCTAGGTTTAAACTTGAGGATGGTGCAGAGGTACGAATCATCAACGATGATGAAGTAATAGCCACGATTCTTGATCCAGATGATATAGTGAGCTTATGACACCAGAAAATGACGTAAATGTAGCTCAACCAGAGGTTGAGGATATAGAGGTAGAAGTCACCGAAACAGATGCACCTGAGCAAGAGGCATCGAGTTCAAACGACGACGAGTTAGAAAACTATACAAAAAGTGTTTCTAAACGTATCAATAAACTAAATGCGAGAAATCGTGAAACGGAAGAAAGAGCAGCACAGTTAGAAGCCGCCCTTAGACAAAAAGAAGCTGAGGTGCATGCTTATTATCAGCATGCAACACAAGCACAACAGAATCTTTTAGCAAAAGAAGAAGAGACAGTTGAAATAAAAGAAAGAGAAGCTAACGAGTTATACAAAAAAGCTCATGCTTCTGGTGATGCTGAGTTAATGTCTAAAGCTGATACACTAAAAAGTGAGCTTGCTTTACAAAAAGAAAAAGTAAGAATAGCCAAACAAAGGCAAGATCAACAACTAAACACACAACAACAACCACAAGTTCAGCAAGCACAACCTACACAACAGGTTGCACCGCCATCTGAAAAAGCGTTGAATTGGAAGAATAATAATCCATGGTTCGATCAGAACTTAGAAGCTACGGCCTGGGCAGAACATGTCCATAATACTTTGGCTGGCGAAGGTTATGATTTAGAATCAGATGATTACTATAACGAGTTGAGTGATAGAATTTATAAAGTTTATCCGGATCTTAGATCCGATAATGCCGAACAAAATGAGGATAGGCCCGCTGTGCAAAGAGTCGCCTCAGCTTCCGTAGGGAGTAGGCAAAAAACACAAGGCAAAGAGAACGGCGTGCGTTTTACTAAAAGTGAAGTCGAAACTCTACAAGGATTGAAGCCACACGGCATGTCAGATGAAGCGTGGTTAAAATCTGTTGCTAAAGAAAAACAACGTATAGCGAATAGGGAGGTAAAATGACAGAGCAAAATAGCGAAAACGTACATTCCAGAACATCCCGTGAGTCCGAGTCTCACGATAAAAATTCTCGCAGACAACCATGGAGACCGGTTAGAAAACTAGAGACTCCTCCACCACCAGCTGGATATGAATATCGATGGATAAGAGAATCTATGCTAGGAGTAGAGGATAAGGCAAACGTGGCGAGAAGAATTAGAGAAGGTTGGGAACTCGTAAGAGGATCCGATCTACCTGACGAATACTCTTACCCCGTTGCTGAATCTGGTAGACATGCTGGTTTAGTTTATAGCGAAGGACTACTATTGGCGAAAATACCTACTGAAACTCGTGAGGAGCGTAATGCTTATTATGAGGATCAAACAGCTCGTAAGAAGGACGCGTTAGACAATAATATGTTTAACGAATCTCGGAAAGATGGGCGATATGTAAAGTATGACTCCGATAGAAAGTCTAATGTTACTTTTGGGAAAAAGTAACTAGATAAATAGGAGTAAATCTTATGGCAAATAAAGATGCCGCTTTTGGTTTAAAACCTGTTCGTCAAATGGGCGGAGCACCATATTCTGGAGGTCAATCCAGATATAGAATTGCTAGTGGAGCCACAACACCAATATTCCAAGGAGACTTGGTAACTCAGCTTACAGCTGGAGTTTTGGGGCGCCATGCCGCAACTGGAACTGTTCCGATTGTCGGAGTGTTTAACGGAGTTCAATACACCGATCCTACAACTGGCGAGCAAGTGTTTAAAAATCACTACCCGGGCAGTATTTCTGCTTCGGATATCATCGCAAGCATTATT